GACTTAGCATAAAACAACTTTGGGGGCTGACTTAGGTTGGCCCCTTTAGCTTACCTAAAGGAAACAATATGGCTTTGACATTTCTTTCGTTAACTAACGATGTTATTACACGCATGAATGAAGTAGTGCTTACATCTACTACCTTTGCAAACGCAAGGGGTGTTCAGGTACAATGTCAAAATGCAGTTAATGAATCTATAAGATATATTAATCAAAGAGAGTTTGGATACTCTTTTAACCACGCACAAAATTCTTCTACTTTGACTCCAGGTGTAGCAAGGTACAGCCTACCTACAAGCACTAAGTCAGTAGACTATAACACCGCAAGAATTAAAAAAGATGACGATCTTAATTCTGCAGGTAACAATTTAGTTTCTCTTAACTATAATGAGTACATTGATAAAGATTATCCTAACGAGGAAGATCAAATTAAATCAACAACTCTTAACGGATCACACTCAAGTTCTGTAGCAACTCTTACTTTAACTTCTACTACAGGTTTTGCTGCATCAGGTAAAGTGTACATTGGTGGTGAGCAAATAACTTATACTGCTGTTTCAGGTAATGATATAACAGGTTGTACAAGGGGTGCTAACAGTACAACTGCTGCACTACACGCAGATGGTACAACAGTAACACAGTTTGACGGTGGTGGTGTTCCTAGAAACATAGTACGTACCCCAGACAATAACTACTTGTTATATCCTTATCCAGATAAACAGTACGCACTAGTCTTTGATTACTTTACATTTCCCTCTGACCTATCTGCTCATGGTGATACTACAAGTATACCAGATAGGTTTGGTCCTGTAATTGTAGATGGTGCTACAGCATTTGTGTATCAGTATCGTGGTGAGATGCAACAGTATCAGTTAAACTTTGGTAGGTTTGAACAAGGCATTAAGAACATGCAGAGTTTACTTATCAACAAGTATGAGTATGTAAGATCAACAGTTCTTATAACTCCTAGAGGTTCTGCTAACTTTATGGCAGGAGTCATTTCATAATGCCAGATTCTTCTCAGGTTCAACCTGCAGCATTTAACTGTGAGGGCGGTTTAGTTTTAAACCGTTCTACTTTTTTAATGCAACCAGGTGAAGCGTTAGAGTTAGAAAACTTTGAGCCTGACATTGAGGGTGGCTACAGAAGAATAAATGGGTTTCGTAAATTTGTTAATCATGTAGTTCCTCAAACATCTGACCCTACTGAAAAAATACTTATGGTTGCTAGTTTTGCTGACAAAGTTGTAGCAGCTAGAGGTGAAAAGATTTTTAGTTGTGGCTCTACTGAGCTTGCTTTAAAGATAGTTTCTACAACTGCTATGACTGGATCAGGAACTATTACTGTAGATTCTACTACAGGATTTTCTTCTAGTGGTACATTACAAATTAACAGTGAGATATTTACTTACACAGGAATTACATCTACTACTTTTACAGGAGTAACTCGTGCTACCGCATCTACTACTGCAGCAGGTCACTCTCTTGACGATGTAGTATCTGAGTCTTGGACTGAAAGAGATTCTGGTAGAACCAGTGCAACTAAGTACGACTTTGAACGATACAACTTTGATGGTAACGAAAAGATTATTGTTGTAGATGGTGCAAACGCACCTACAATATTTAACTCTTCTATGACTGCAACAGACGTTAGTGAAAGTTCTGTATCAGGCTCTACAATAGTTACTGTGTTTAAAGCACATATGTTTTACGCAGGTAAGTCTACTACACCTCAGACCTTAGTATTTAGTGAACCTTTTGATGAAGATGGTTTTCAATCAGGTGATGGTGCAGGTACTATTAATGTAGATGATACTATTGTTGGACTAAAAGTATTTAGAGATTCATTGTTTATATTCTGTGAAAATAGAATATTTAAACTAACAGGTTCTACTCTTAGTGACTTTTCTATACAACCAGTTACTAGAGATATTGGTTGTGTAAACAAAGACACTATACAGGAATTTGCAGGTGATTTATTATTTCTTGGTCCTGATGGACTTAGAACTGTTGCTGCTACTGCAAGAATTGGTGATACGGCTCTTGGTGCTATTACACAAAACGTACAGTCTATCTTTGACAAAAACATTAAAGACTCTACACTATTTGATAGTGTTGTCATACCAGACAAAACACAGTACAGAATATTTTTTTCTAAAGCAGGACAAAGTGATAATATAAGTAAAGGTATTGTTTGTGTCAGGAGAGCAGATAAGTTTGAGTTTTCTGAGATACGTGGAATAAAACCGTCAGCTACTGACACTTTAGTTGTAGATGGTAACGTTTTAGTATTGCATGGAGACTTTTTAGGGTTTATACATAGACAAGAAGAGGGTAATACCTTTGACGGTACAGCAATACTAGGTAGATATAGAAGTCCTGATTTAAGTTTTGGTGACACTGGTATTAGAAAACATATGCAGAAAGTTATCCTTAACTATAAACCTGAGTCAGCTATTGCTGCAGATTTAATAGTTCGTTACGACAATGAATCCTCAGACTCAGCTAGACCTGCACCATATGCTTTAGACAGTTCTAAAATTGCAGCACAATTTGGTGATGCTGTTTTTAGTACTTCTAGTAGTGCAGCACAGTTTGTATTTGGTGGTCCTTCACAGCCACTTGTAAGACAGTCAGTTGAGGGTTCAGGTTTTACTGTGGCATTAAGAATAAATGATGGTGGAGCAACTGCACCATATTCCCTAAAAGGGTTTCAATTAGAGTATCAAGTAGGAGCAAGACGTTAAATGGGTAATACATACACAAGACAATCCAGTTTTACAGACGGTGATGTTATTACTGCCGATCTGTTTAACAATGAATATGATCAACTTTTAGCTGCTTTTGCAGCAAGTACAGGACACACTCACGATGGCACTGCTGCAGAAGGTGGTCCTATTACTAAACTACTAGGGACTAGTATTACTATTGGTGACGCTACATCGGGTACTGATATTACAGTTACCTTTGACGGTGAAAGCAATGATGGTGTATTTAAGTGGATGGAAGACGAGGACTATTTTGAGTACTCTGATGATATACTTATTGCCTCTACAGAAAAGTTACAGTTTCGTGATACTGCTATTTATATTAATTCTAGTGCTGATGGTCAGCTTGACCTTGTTGCAGATACAGAGATACAGATTGCAGCTACTACTATTGACATCAACGGTGCTGCAGATATATCAGGCAACTTAGCAGTAGGTGGTAATCTTACAGTTACAGGTACTACTACATTTAATGGTGGTACACTAACACTTGGTGATTCCTCTGCTGACAATGTTGTATTTGGTGCTGATGTTGACTCTAGCATTATACCTGACGATGATGATACATATGACTTAGGTTCTGCAAGTCAGCAATGGCGTGACATATACATTGATGGTAGTGCCTACATTGATGGACTTGCAGAAGATATACTTGTAGCTACAGACAAAAAGGTAGGCTTTCGTGACAGTGCTATCTACATTAACTCTAGTGCAGATGGTCAGCTAGACATTGTTGCAGACACTGAAATACAGATTGCAGCTACTACTATTGACATTAATGGTAATGTAGATGTATCAGGAACACTTACTGTTGCAGGTGCTGTGGACTTTGGTGATGCTGCTTTATCAAATGTAGGTGCAGTACAACTAGATAGTATTTCTGGAGATGCAGATACTAATACAAGCATTACATTTAGTGGTTCTGATGTTATTACAGTTGCAACTGGTGGGTCAACTGCCTTTACAGTAAATGCTGATCAGTCTGTAACCTTTTCTGGCAATGTAATAATAGGCAGTGCAAATATAGCAGAAGCAGAATTAGAGATACTTGATGGTGCTACTGTTACTACTGCAGAAATAAATATTGTAGACGGAGATACTTCAGCTACTTCTACTACTGTAGCTGATGCTGATCGTGTTGTACTAAATGACAATGGTACAATGGTACAGGTTGCTGTCACAGATCTTGCTGCATATTTTGACGATGAAATAACTGCAATGCCTAACTTAGTTACTACTGCAGCTACAACTGTAGGAGCACTTGACTCAGGAAGTATTACATCAGGTTTTGGCACTATTGATACTGGTTCTAGCACTATTACAACTACTGGTCTTATTTCTGGTGGTTCTCTTGATATAGATGATGTAGTAATAAATGGTTCTACTATAGGGCATACAGATGAT